GTATTAACGTTAGCAATATTAGTAGCTACAGTGCCTATGTCGGTTGCGTCTGATGCAACTGAATTAATGTCGGTTATATTTGTGACTACAGTGTTAACGTCGCTTATATTAGTTGCTACAGTGTTCACGTTTGTTACTGCATTAGCGACAATATTAATATTCGTAGAGTTTGAGTTCGCTAGAGTAGCCGAAGCGGCAGCAGCTGTTGCTGATGTAGCAGCCGCAGTTTTCGAAGCCGCTGCTGCATTTTCTGAAGCAAGGGCGGCGTTAGCCGATGTCTGCGCAGCTAAGAGCGACGTATTAATAGTAGCTGTAGCTGTAGTGTACTGCGAGGTAAGGTCGGTCTTATAAAAGCTGAGCAGATCGCTGTAGGTTTGCACCAGATCAGAGTCTGCACCAGTTACTTGATAAACTGATGATATTGCCATTTTTGCCTCAATTTATAATATCTGTTGGGTATGACATTGCAGGTTGAACGCTAGCGTCAATCGTAGCGCTTTCTGCATCATCGACCATATTTTGAAGCTCTCTTTGTATCTGGTCGTACATAGCTGCAAAGTTACCTTTGCGCTCGTCGTTGAAATAATCTGCAGCAAATATACAAGCTCCATATACGAGCAAGTCTGGTGCTACAGTTGAAAATGTGTTCGTGTCTGTACCATTTACCAATGGGTCATCTTCGCCCTGATAAACAATATCTATCTCATGCCCAGTCTGCGGTATTGGCTTGAGATGAAAAGTATTCTGCACACGGGTGTAATATTTTGGTAAGCCTGACTTAGACACACTAGCGTTAAGTTCGATAAACTTAGTCATCGGAACACGCTTTATTACGCCGTCTTTAGTGTAAGCGTAAACCATGCTAATAAAGTCTTGAGGAATAATTACAACGCCGTTTGTTTGGTTGTATTGCACTGTGGGTGTCGTGCCTACGCTAATCTGAAGAACTTTCTCTAACGATGGCAGTCTGATAGTACGCTGTGTTTTTCTTAGAGCGTCTTGAATGAACTGTCTTGCTAAAGCATTAGTGCAGTCTGTTCTGTTGATTAGGTCCATGACACGTTTTTCTAAGTCTGCGTAAGTTGCCATATCACTACCTTTAATGTGTTAGGAAATGCTCCATGTCGTGGTTCTTCAACCATTTAACAATATCTTGCGCCGGAGCTTTGTAGACATCTAAACCTTCGCGTAACATTTGGTCGACAACGACAACTGGTATTGAAGCCAGCTTCATCATCTGACCGTCTTCTGTCCATCCGCCCATAGCACGCTGGTCTTGCAGCTCTGTTAAGAATGACGATGGAATATCCTGTGTTCGCGTGGTGAATAATGTGTCTTGTTCTTGTTTGATATTATGAACAATATCTTTAATTTCTTTAGTCAATTAGATCTCCTTAGTGAGCGTGACGCCCGGCAAGGAGAGCAAAAACCGGACGCCACGTTCAATTGATTATGACAGGTCGAAAATGTAACCTGACAAGTTGTAGTTTGCGTGCTTCAGGCCGTATTCGGTCACCATAGCATGAGTATCGGCATCGCCGTTCTTAGCTAGTAGTTCGCGAGTCATTGGGCGAAGCTCTGCAATTTTCCAATCTGCTGGATCATACAGGAACGCATAGTCAGTACGCATAAAGCGGTTCATAACCACTTTGTACTCACCGAAAGGTGAGATGTAGACATCAACTACGTTTACTAGCTGACGACCACCGTTTGCGAAGTGCTCCTGACGAGCGTTACCTGAACCAACAGCTGAGCGAGTGAAGCCAGCAATAACAGTTGAGTCAGCAGGCTTGATCATCAGGATGTTAGCTTCTGCACCGTCGTCATACAGAGCCTGACCAAGGTCTAGGATCATCTGTTCTGTCAGTGCTGCTGTACCTGAAGAAGCTGCGTCTTCTGTGTTATTGATAACAGCGTTACCAGCGGCATCATTACCCCAGCAGTTTGCAGTCAAACGAGCTGTTGTTGAGTTACCTGCTGCAGCATTGTTACCGTTAGTTGTACGGTTACCAACCAAGTTGAACTCGATGTCACGCTTGAACTCAGCAGCTTTCTTTGATAGCTGATAAGCAGTTTCCTGCGCCCGTCCGTAGGCATCGATAGCATCTGATGTTGCTGATACCTTAATGGTGTGCGACTGGATCTGTGTGTAGTTCTGACGCTTGGTTGTTGCTGAAAGTGTGCCATGTACGAAGTCTGCGCCTTCAACTTTTGCATTTTCTGCAGTAGCTGATAGTGAGTCTTCTTGCCACTCAAACAGTGTGTTGTGTACTGACTCTTTTCCGATTGAAGAATAGAAAGGAGTCGTTGTAGGTGAGATATTCGAGATAATATCTGAAATATCTTCTTTAATACCTACCTGATCATAGGTCATGTACGTTGCCATGTTATTTTACCTTCTTTCAAAAGATGACTGTGATTACCGTTGCCACCTAGCCATGAAAGCAGCCGCCGCATCGTCAGTTGTCCCAGTCTTTTGTAATTTGTCCAGCGACTGAGTTTGACGTTGTTTTGACGTAGCTGAAGAGCTTGCAGCACCAGACTTAAGCACACGTTTAACTCTCTTGGTCCGCTTGGTTTGTGCGGTCTTTACACCTTGATCGTAACGCATAGCTTTAATCATCATCTGTATTGCTGCTGGTTCTACAATGTTATCGACAACCTCTGCAGGCAGTCCTGATTTGGTTGCGTATGTACGCATCTCGTTATAGAGATCAGGTGACCAGTCTGGCACGGTGTCTTGTAGTACTTTTACAGCTGCTTTAGCTTGTTCTTGAAGTTGAGCTTGTTGTGCTTGCTTGACCTCGTTAGCGTATTTGTCCATCTCTTCAGACAAAAACTTAACGTCTTGACTTGCAGCCTCTGCCTCACGGCGTAGGTTCATGAAGTCTTGATCGTCCATAGTCTTTGCAGCCAGTAGCATGTCGACTTCTGCGTATGGCTTGAACCGCTCTTGCGCTCTTTCCATGAGCTTGGTCAAAGCAGCTTCATACTGAATTGCTCTGTCTTCAAGTGCTTTTCTTTGGGTAGCAACTTCTTGCGATTTTTGTGTTAGAGCTTTTTCTTGTCCGTATAACCGTTTCAAATCTTTAACAGGTACTTCGAACTCTTCATTACCGACTTTGACACGAGTAGACATCTCATCATCCGCGACTTGGGCGGGAGCTGCATCTTCAATAACGCGCTCATTACCGTCTTCATCTACTTCGACGGTGACATACTCGTATTCTTCGTCAGCTTGATCGGCTGGAAGATCTACTTCAGTTTCTTCAATGGTTTCTTGGACAGGCACCTCTTCTGCTGCTCTAACTTCTGCAGGTTCGGTGTCACCTTTTGCTTCAGGTTCGTCTGGCTTTTCAGCGGACTGCCACTGAGACATAAAGGCATTAACAGCTTCCTCGGATGAACCGAGTGCAGGGCTTTCAGCAGACGCTTGTGTAGTCTCTGACATTTATTTCTCCTGTGCTTCAGCAAGTTGATTTTTCATCAAGACTTGCTGATTGAGAGTGTTGACAATATCTTGCACAGCCCGTGCAGAAAAATAAGCGATGTTACGCTCATCTGCCTGCATAGGGTCAGTGCTAAAGAAAACGCCTACGTATTGATCTAGTAGGCCTTTGACGACAGAGTTAAATGTGTCGTCCTTCAACAGCAGTTCTGCTTTTGCGCCCTGCTGCATAACTTCTTCGTTATTCAATTTGCTCTCCTTAACGAATTAAAATTTTTTCATTACAACGATCATAAGCATCGCAAGCATTGCTACTTGGATGGCATCAATGATCGGAACCGGAATAATTCCTGGCATTGGCATGAAAACCTCCTTATATGTACCAGTCCTCATCACTCATATTGACGTCTGTCTCGACGCTGTAAGAACCAATGTCCTTAGAGGGATCGTCATCGTCACTATTGTTATTGTATGAGGCTGCGTTGATTACATCCGCGATGCTTTGGTTACCTGCTTGGCTAGGTAAGCCTGCTGCTGATGCGGCGTTAACAAACTCGTTTGGTACGATACCATTTGGTGCACCGCTATCGTCGTCACCGTAGCCGAACGCACTCATGATGTTCGCCATGATACCTCGTGGCTGACCGCCTACTCTGGCACCTGTAATAGGATCGAACCTTCCGCCTTGACCATCGTTCATATAGCCAAGCTGGTCGTACGTCCCTTGCGGCAAATTTTCACCGGTTAACAACGCTGCTAATGGTGCCATAGGGCCAACACCGTCTAGGCCTAATGCTTTGGCAGCTTCAATACGAGCAAAGTCGTCCTTAAAAGTATTGATGTCTTTTGCTGGATCGTAGTTGTCGTCACCTGACATACCTGCTTGCAGCGGTGTGGCTGTAGTTGCTTGCTTTGCGTTTGCTTGCACTGCTTGCTGAACAGCGTTCTGCTGTGGCAGATATGGATTATACGGTGTATTCACAAATGGCTGTTGTGTACCATAATCTGTTAGGCCTGTTGTTTGATCGAACTGGCCGGATTGAGTAAGGCCCCTTTGTTGGGGGCCTTGACTAAATGTTTGATCGAGAAAACTTCCACTAGTAATATTTCCCATAATTCACCTCTATGAGTTCGGGCTAATGATAGCGGTTGTATTTTCTGTTGGCTGTCTTTCGGCAAGCTCAAGCTCTCTGTAGCCAATGTCAGCGCGTGTCTCGCTATCGAAGTCACGGCGTTCTTCTTCTGATGCCTTAAGCATGGCTTCAAGACGAGCTTTGTCTTTATCCATTTCCATACGGAATTTAGCTTCTTGTGCTTCAAGTTCGAACTTAGCTTCTGCTAGCGCTTGTTTACGCTCTTCAAGTTCAACCTGTTTCATCGCCATTTGCTGAGCCATTTGCTCTTGTGCAGATGGTTGTGGTGGTTGTACTTGTTCTGGCCTGATTAGATAGTTGTCGACATCTTTGATACCTTTGGCTAACAAAGCCTGGCGTATCATATTATATCGACCTTCCATGTTGTACATTTGACCGACAACAGGATCGTTTGAGAGTGTCATATGAACTTCAGCAAACTTCTGTGCTTCACGTTCTGACTCACCATAGCCTAGCTTAAATGATACATCGACATCTTTGCGATCTGCCCATACGCTTGGTAGGACGTTCACATAGTTGCCTGCTACTTCCATAATTTTGGTATCAGTTTCATTAAGTATGGCGAGACGATAAACTTCCAGAAACAGTGGGCGTAAAAAGTTATTTGCAAAGTTTCGAGCAACAATTTTGCTACGTTGTTGCGATAGTGAAACCAGCTGTTCAACCATTGCCTGGCTGTTTTGATTGCTGATAGCATCCTTATTAAGACCTTGCGACAGCTTAGATATGCCTGATGTATTTTCACCATCTTCCTCTAATTTCTGTGCTGTTTGGAATATAAAAGGATTAAGTGGGTTTTGCTGCAGCGGCACGACGCCATCAGGACGTGTCACGTTAACAATACCACCTAGTCTATTGTCTAAAAGCTCACGAGGATTAAGCAGCGATCCTTTTGTGACCAAGTAGCGTGGGTTTGTAGTCACGCTTGAGTGATCTAGGATCGAACGCATTAATACTGTGCGAGCGTTTTGTATCGGTAATAACTTATAAGCAAAGTTTTCACCGAAAAATCTGTGAGCCACAGGGATAGGTGTAAAGACAATAAACGGAATACGATCCACTACTTCATGTTCTAGCAATGTGTTGCCTGCTATTAACACTTTGTGTAGCTTGGCTAAGCCTTCGCCTTCCATATCAGCTTCGATGTAAGCCTCATACACTACAATTTCTTTCATCTGCTCTTGGCGATGATGGTCGAAACTGTCCAGTGTTGATGGACCTACTTGTTCGTGTCTGTAATATTGTTCGTTGTATATTTCACCTGCAGGGTCTTCATCGTTACCAATGCTTTCAATTAGCTCGGCGTCGAAGCCCATCTTGATAAGCTCTGCTTTGCGCATTACACGCCTGTGTGCTACAAAACCGTCGGTAATGTTTTTACTCATCGGATTAATTACAAATTCTTCCGGTGGTATAACATCGATGTTTACACGAGACTTGTCTGTAGATCTGATAAAGGTACCGCTGAAATAGCCGTCCTGATTATCGTTCATGTCACCTATTTCCATGTCGTCTTGCGCTAGTACAGCGTTGACTTCATCTTCAGTAAGATCTTCGAACTCTTCTTCTACTTGGTCTAAGTCTTCTTCCCAGTATACTTTTACGATACCTACACGTGCCATCAGGCCGTCGTGTATAATATCTCTGTATATACTGAAACCATCGTTCTGGTTATGTATTACGTAATTTGTGTATGCTGTCGCCACGCGAGCAAGCTCTACGTCTTCTGGCCCTTTTGGTGAAAACTGAATTACATCAGTACCAGCTGAGAACGTTTCAAGTAACAGAGCTTTAAGTCCTTCGACACCATCGTATACATCTTGTGATACGTAGCTGCTGTTTCCGTTGCTCTGCCGTTCAGGTAGCTCGCCATGGTAATAACGCATCAGCTTTTCGCGTTCTTCGCTCATGTCTGAGTCGCTATATCCGATGCTACCTTTGATTTCATCCTGTACAAGGGCGACGAGTTCATCTTCGGTCAGTGCTTCAAAATCTGCCATCAGATCGCCTCCGAGTAATATTCATCATTTATAAAAGTTGGTTCCCAGCCTTGTTGGTGGCCGTAGTTTGCTAGTGCTAAAGCCATGACACAGTCGTCATGACATCCTTGTTCTGCTTCCATGCCACCGCTTTCTGTTTCGATGTATGTAAGCATTTCGCGTAGTGTGATTTTGTCGTGTATGTCCATCTCACGCATGCGCAGTGTTGCGCGCAGCTCGTTGATGACAAGTGGTTTGGATTTTGCCGTTGTAGCGAAGCCTAGTTTTGTGACTTCTTTGTCCGACATTTTGTCCACAATGATTTCAGTATGAAAATTAGTGTAACCAAAATCTTTATAGAGACGAGTGCACGTAAGCAGTCCATGTGAGTTACTTTCTACAATAATGTAAGCATCGTTATAATATTCTCCCAA